TCATTTTATTCCTCCTAAAATTAAATTAAATTTAAAGAATTATATCTGATTTAACAAAATTAACATACTTCAATTCTGGCAAATTAGCAAAAGCTTCATCAACTGACTTTGCCATAACAGGAGACATACAATCTGACAAAATATTAACCTTTTTCAACACATTTGGTTTATTAGCAAAGAATCCTGTGATCTGCTTAATTGACTCATATACACAAAAGTCAGCAGCTTCACCTGCAATATAAATCTTGTCATAGGACTCTAGTTGATTCAAAAACTCTAAATTGATATAGTTCTTCTCATCATACTCAGGCTTGATAATTCCATACATTTCTGTAAATGGATCTGAACCTTTTACGAGTTTTTGAACTGTAACTTTCTTTGCTACACTATGGAAATATATCATGTTAGAAAGTTGATTTTCAAGAGCATTTCCAAAGGTTCCTTGAATACAATGATAAGGCCAAATTAGAAGGGTCTTTTTTGCTGTCTTTTCTAGGTTCTCAATATAAGTTCTAGACTTAATGGGCTCAATAACAGGCATCCATTTTCCATCATCGATATCTTTTAAGGTAATTGGCGTGTAAGGATTTGGATTATTTCCTTTCTGGTCAATCCACCAACAAGGATGAAAGATTTGAAAAGGATTGTGAGTGTCCAAAGAGACAGCAATACGATAAAGCTTATCCAAATTGTTATAGATAAACTTGCTAATGTTTTCTGAATCCTTCAAACTTCCGGTAACTGGCAAGGAACCATTTTCCATAAAGTCATTCTGCATATCGATGATAAGCAAAAGATTTCTTTCCGCCATCTTAGCAGATCCTACTAAACCTTCTTGATTCGCTTTTTGCAAGATATCATTTAGCTTAATAGGATTATCCGTTTTTCCTGTAGACTTAATGTCTACAATTTCTTCGAATCTTGTCTTCATTTTTATCTCCTTAACTAAAATTTTTTTGAATCATTTATATACTATAATATAACTAGTCAATTAATTCAAATATATTTTTATATTTCTTAATATCCATTTTTTGTAGGCCACCAATACTCTATATCATTACTAATCTCAGGCCAAAACTTTTTATAATGTTCGGGCTTCTTTCGTACAAGATTAGATTTATGGGACTCAAATAGTTTATCACAAAACCATTTAGGTTTAGTAATGTTGCTAAATCCTAAATATACTTCATTTTCGACGATACTAGACAACCTTAAATAGTGCTCAAAACATCTTTCATTTTTAAATCCTCTATCTAACCACTCCATCATTATATTTCGTAAATATTCCTTTATTAAAAATTCTTCGTATCCTTTCCACATTAAAACAACAGGATGATTTTTCCAAGCATTTGACTTTTTTTGGAATCCTAAAAGTATATTTGCTATTTGGATCGTTTCTATTCTTTGTTTTCCCAATCTCTTACTATCTAGTATTTTAGCTGTTTCTTTGGATTAGATGATATCAAAAAAGTTTGCATTTTAATTTCAACCTCACTTCATTATAATCAATTAATCTTTATCTATTAAATAACGTAGCTCATCTTTTAAACTTTCTTGTATTTCATTTAGCGTTGATAAATCAGAAAAAGTATCAATTTGATCTGATGATCTCAAAATTTCTATTCTATTAAGAATTTTTATAAAATATTTGATTTTTTGTTTTAAAATTTTATGATCTTCTAAAAGTATCTTATATTTTAAATTTTTTCTTTCTATTCTCTTTTTAAGAATACTTTCTTTTGAAGGACCATAGTCTACACAATCTCCCATCATAGCCATTTTAAAACCCCTAAAAAATTATTTTTTAAACCTTTTTTGCGCCTCTTTTTTCTTTAATTTATTTCTTGATTATTATTATTATTTTTTATCTTATACTCTTTTCCATCTATTACCAATTTTTTACTTACCAATTGATCATACATCTCTTTTTCCGCCGTCTCTAAAATTATTGTTAATATTTCTTCATCATCACTATAATTATATATCATCCTTTCTAAAAATAAATCGTCTCTTAATTGGAAGTAGTCATTACCATTGTTCCACAAGATATCATGCAAAAATTGGGTATCATCATTTTCTAAATCTTGAGCTATAGTAGCAATTAAAGTTTCGAGCTCAAGCTCCCTAATAATATCAATACTAACTCCTCTTTCATAAACTTCCTTAACAAAGTCAAATCTCTGATGTTGTTTCTTAGCCATAAAATTTTATTCTCCTTAAATTATCTTTCATCTTCATCCTTTAAACAAAGTATCATTCTTAATAATAATATCAAGTAAATTATGTGATTTTGACACAATTCCTATCTCAGTTTCTTCTCTTAAAATAGAGTTAGACATCAATTGGCATAGTTTATTTAAAACATTATCTACACTAGAATCTTCACAATCTCTATAAATGTTAGAATATTGAGGTTTATCTTCATGAGGTTTACTAATATAAAAATTTTTAATATTAGCTTTAAATTTAAATTCTGATAATTGTTTTACATTGATCTCAATATTAAATCTTTTTTCAATTTCAAAAAGAGGAACTTTCTCACAATAAGTTATTGTCATTTTAAGTCTCCTAATAAATATTTATTTATTTATTTATATATCTCTGGATTATATAATTGATAATTCAATGAGTCTATCTCTTCTTGTTGACTTTCTATTTTTTGAACCAATGATAATACAAAACCATCTCCAATATAATCTTTTTCTTTTTCAAACCATCTAACATGATGTCTATAAATTTCTAAGGTACCATTATTTTTATTTTCCACTGAATATTTTCCACCATATAGATCAATAATCATTTTTTATCTCTCCTTAAAATATTTTTCTTAAATCTCTTTCTTTTTATTTTATCACTAGCTCTAATCTATCAGAAGTAAGATAAATAATATATAATTTAAACTTATTAAAAGTTTTATTAAAATTTTCAGTCAATTCAATAGCACTTTTAAATCTAAAATTTTTTCTTATCCAATTTATATATCTTTCTTTTTCAAAATAATCTTGAATTTTATCAGAAAAAGAAATAGAAATTCTTACTTCAATACTATTTACATTTCCATTTTCAATCATAAATTCACTCCTCTTTTTTATTATAACTTATCTATTCATTATAATTAAGTATTCTTTATTTTTAAAAATTTAAAGTAGGAAACTCTTTGTTTTTTATATTTTCCTCTATAAGATCAATAGTACTAAAAATTGTTCCAAGTTCCTCAAGATCATCATTTACAGCCTCTTCACTTTGATTGCTATAGTTATTCATAATATTCTCAATTCTAGATTCATAAAGTTTTAATGTGTCATTAATAAATTCAAAATCATCATATTTTAAACCAAAAAAATAATTTGAAGTTTTAACTAAATTTTCAATATATTTATAATAATTTTTATCATCTTCTAATCTCTCTTGTAAGTCATAAGATAAATCCTCTAGTAGTTCTTCATCAAAAAATCTGCAAGCTTCAACAAATCTAAGATCACTTATAAGAATATTTTTATCTTTTGCATAATTAATAACTTTAATAATTTCTATATCATTATTAAAATTACTAGGAATTACTAATTCTTTGCAAGAAAAATAATTAATCTTATTCAGAAGTGAATCTAAAATATCATTTTTACACATATAAAAATATTCTAAATCTTTCTTGAATCTTTCAATTCCCAATTGGCAAAAATCTGCGGGAAGAGTAACTTCTTTAGAAATAAAACCATGAGGAAATATTTGATCAAAGTTATAATCTATATTGAAAAGAAATTTTATTACTTTTGTATTAAGTTGAATAAAATTTGGAAGTCTAACTACTTTATATCCTGCTTTTTTATAGATTTCTTCTTTAATTATGTCGTCTATTATTACTTTTGCCTTTGTATAGTGTCTATCTCCATCAAATTCTACTATTAGTTTTAATTCATCATTTCTATAGTCTGGTCTATATAAAGTTCCCGGGAAAGCTTTGTTATGAATAAACTCATAATTAGGAAATATTAATTTTAAATATTCTCCCAATTTCTTTTCAGTTAAAAATAAATCCTTGTACTGCTCATAGGATTTTGAATTATCAAAATTTTGCATATTTTTCTCCTTAAACTAATAATATTCATATTATATCTTATTTTAAATAAAAAATCAAGTTTTTATTCAATTTATTTTTTTGCAATAAAAAAGCTCCTAGAAATAAATCTAGGAGCTTAGGTATTAATTTTTTAATTAGTATTATTGATTAGAGAGTTGGTAAATTACTTAAACTTATACGTACCAAGTATTTAGATTGAAGTACCTTGTTATCTCCAAAGTGGGCAATTCCTTGGTCACTATAAAGATTCTTAAATTCAAGCTTTTGGGTCTTATAAAGTGGGATCAATGTACCAAATGCAATCGAAACATCCTCTGGAACTTCATCATTCCTATAAACACAAACTAATTCGTTGTTAGGAACAATTGCACTAGGAGCCTTGTAGATGTCTCTTCCATCTAATGATCCAATCTTATATGCACCTACTTTAGGCTGAACTCCAGCACCATCAAATCTCTTATGTAACATTAAGTAGGAAGTAGCGTTAGGTCCACCATAGATCTTAGTTACACCACCTCTTTGTAAAGCGTTATACATTACATCACCAGCTCTTTCAATAGCATTAGTGATAGCCTGTGCTCTCATTACTACACTATCTTCACCAGCACTTGCAGCAGAAGCATCAAAAGTAATAGAGGTGTTTCCTTTAGCCGCATTGTAACCCAACCTTAAGGCCTGGAAATCTAACGATTTCTTAAGTTCATCAGCCGCACCACGAATAAGTGCTTCTTCAGCATCAATATTCAAAGTTGTGCCGATCAAGAGTTCGGTCATCTTGCTCCATGAAACTCCCAATGGATAAGGTCTAACACGAAATTGATAATCTCTCAATTGAAGTTCGATCTGACCAAGCTGAGTGTAATCATTAGAATTTTCTGAATTATAATTGTACTCGATTACGATTGCAGCACCACTAGCAGGAGCAGTTGTAAAGGTTATTGAATAAGCCCCACCACCATAAGTATAGTCAATAGTACCAGAAGAAATTCCTGTTACATTGTCGCCACCAGTTGTTGGAGGGAAAGTACCACGACCATCGTCATTTCCAACAAGTACATTATCTACATAAACACGTACTGAATAAGGAACTACTGGAGTAACAGAAACAGTACCTGTAAAAGTTACGGTTGAACCATCACCCGCTGAACTATTTGTATCTTGCACAAGTTCACTTGCAAATCTATAAGCAGCACTTTCAATAGTTCTACCAGCAGCAGTAGCACCTCTTTTAGTTGTATCATACTGAGGATATAAGTAATAGATACTATCTCTAGCTGTCTGCATCGCCCATTCCATGAAAATCTCGCCACGAACTGAGTTAGGATAACCTAATCTTACGATCTTCATAACGTTTTCAGGAGTTGTGCTAAATGCTGTAGAGATCTGGGTTTCTGTCAATCTTCCTAAGTGATCTTCCTGATTTTCCAAGATGATAGCTGCACCACGAGCTATATTAATAGGAGCATCAACAAGTCCTTCACCGATACCTTCTTTTCTAGACCACTTTTCTACTAGACGATCTGCTTCACTTTCACGCAATGAAACTTTTTCTTCTTTTGCTCTAACTTTATACTTAAAGTCTTCTCTCATTACTTCTCTCACGTTATTTTCCTTTTGATATAAAAATTTAGAATAATTAAATAAATTTTTACAATTTTTTTAAAAAAATTAATGAAAAATTTTTCATTAAGAATAGAAACAAATTTATCTCTACCATGCTTTTTAGTTATTCCATAATTATATAGTTATACTAAATTAAAAAAGTTATAACTATATTAATATCATAAGAAGGACAGTAGGCCGCAAACCTATTGATTTATTTATTTACCTCAAATAAATCTAACTTCTTATTTTTAATTAAACTATATATTTATAAGACTTTTGCGGGGTCTTTACAAAAGCTAAAAATTTCAAAGAGGTGCACATCAAATGAAAGAAGAAAAAATTTCTGGAATTTACTGTATTCAAAACAAAATTAATCAAAAAAGATATATTGGTCAATCTACTAATATTTATAATAGGTGGGAAGTTCATAGAAGAGAGCTAAATAGCAACAAAAAAGTTTATAATAAATATTTACAAAATTCCTGGAATAAATATGGAGAAGAAAATTTTGAATTTTCAATTTTAGAGGAATGTGATAAAGATAAATTAAATGAAAGAGAAATATATTGGATTGAGTTTTATAATACTTTTTCAAAAAGAAATAAAGGCTTTAATAAAACAAGAGGCGGAGAGGGCGGAGACACCTGGTCATATAAAAAAGAAAATGAAAAAGAAAAAGATAATAGAATAAATTTTAAAGGAGAATATAATCCTAATTATAGGGAAATTTCAAAAGAAATTCAAGATGAAATTATAAAAATTTATCAAGAAGGAAGAGGGATATGCTTTCTAGTAGAAAAATATGGCGCAGTAATATATAGAATTTTAAAAGAAAATAATATTCATATACGAAATCAAGAAGAGGCTATTTTAAAGAAGCTAAAAATTGTATGTCCCAAATGTAATAAAAAAATTGATATAGGGAATTATAAAAAGTATGGGCATGGAGATAATTGCTTAGAAAATAAAAATAAAAGAGATAATGAAAAAATAATTTGTCCAAAATGTAATAAAAAATTAAGTAGAAATAATTTTTATAAATTTAATCATGGAGAAAACTGTAAAAAAAGGCCTAAAAATACTATTAAAGTTCATGGGAATACTGGTAGAATTAAAAATTCGGAGAGATTAACCTGCCCTGTATGCAGTAAAACTATGGATAAATATCATTATAAGGCATATAAACATGGTATAAATTGTTCTAAAGTAAACTAATTTATTCTTTATTTTTTAACTATTTTTTATCTTATTGATACCAAACAAATTATAACTCATCAAAAACTTTATTTTTTTCTTTCTATATGTTATAATATTTGTAGAATAAATTAGGAGGAAATTTTATATGAATTTTACTTTTAAGACAGAAAAATCGATAGGTAGATACAGAAGTTTTTCCCCAGATACTCATCTTATCAAACTTAATAAAAAAGAAATTGGAAGAATTGAAGATAGTGAACCATTTAAAATCAGATTAGCCATCGAAAAGGTAAACATCAATGAAGATAAAAACCCTAATTGTCCTTGGAAATGGGTTACTCTTAAAAAAGAGTCTAAATCTCTCGATGAAGCAAAAAGTTTTCTTAAAGAAAATTATAGTAGAATAATAGAGATATATAATATCCACTATTTTGAGTAAATTAAGAGGAGGAATTTTATGGGAGTAAATACTCAATTGTTAATTAACTCTAAATATCAAATTAATGATATTGTAAGAGTTATTGAGAGAACTAGACAAACTAAAGTCACTGTGAATACTACACATGATTACAATTATCTTAGACTCTCTTTTAAAGATGGAGTTACTGGAGAAGAAAGAGACATGAGTATATTTTTAAATTGCACAAAATCTATTGGTAATTTTACTTTACTTGATCTTGGAATGTGGGGATCAAGTGTTGGAATTATGGAAAATATTGCTGAGGTATTTGGAGGACTTATTTGTGAAAATGACTGCGAGGATAAGTGGGAATTTATTAATGGGGTAATGAATGAAAACAACTCTTTATTTCTTTGGAAAGAAGGGGCTATTGAAGGAAAAATAAATACTAGTAGTGACGTAGAGAAATTTTATAACTTCCACAAAGATTGGGACTCTAAACATAAAAAATAAAATAATAAGGACTATAGTAAAAGGAAAGAGGAAAAAATTTGAAAGGCTATAGATCATAAAATAATTAATCTATAGCCTTTCTTTTTGTCTTAAACTTTTTAGTTACAGATTAAAGAGTAGTAGTATCTGTGGCTATAATACCAGCAACAACATCAATTATCTGACCTGCTGTTAATGTTACTGACCCACCATTTGCAAACTTAACTTGACCAGCCGCAGGATAAGTAATAATAGCACCAACATTAGTGACAACAGCATTAGCGGAACTCTTTAAAGTAATACTTGCAACTACAGTATATAAGCTATTAAAATCAAAGATCACATATCCAGCACTCTGATCAGCAGCAGTTACTGTATGTGTATAATTGTAACCTACACCATTACTTGCTTTTAAACTTACACTCATAATATTATTTTTTCTCCTTTAAATTTTTTAATAAATTTTTCTAACTTTTTATTTAATTAAATTATAATAGTTATCATCTAAAAATTCTAATGCTTCTTGGCATCTTTTAGCCAAAATAGGGTTATTAGTTTTCAAAAAAGCAATACAAGCCTCTAAAGTAAATGTTACAGATTCTATGCTATATACTTTTTCACTTAATTTAAACTGGTTTTTAATTGCTTCATCTAATTTTCCCATAAAATTATTATTTCCATCCTTTCTTTTTTAAACTTGTTATTGACTTTGTTTCAGGTTCATAAGTTGAAGACCTTCTGCTTATATTTTCTTCTAGTTCATTTTTTTCTCGTCTAATAGACCCTTTTTCTACTGTCTCTTTGATCTTCATTACAAATACCTGTGCTTCAAAAAGTGTCTTTTTACTTAAAATATCTTCCTTGAACTCACTATAATTTTCATTATATCTAATTAAACTTTCATAGAGTTCTTGGATATCTTCTTTATCATTGCTAAATCTAATTGACCTATTTTCTTTTTCTTTCATGTCTTCTTTTTCAATCTCAGCTTTTTTCTCTTCCTGATCTTTCTTAGCCTCGTCTTCTTTTTCTTTTAAAAATTGTTCCTTTACCTCTAACTGCTTTTTTCTTAAATTTTCAAAATTGATCTTCTCAGTAAGAGATTTTTTTGTCTTTGAAAGTTCTTCTGTCAATTGATTTTTGTCTTTCTTTAAATCTGATATTATTACTTTAGCTTCATTAATAGCCTTTTTCTGTTTCTCAATAAAGTCTAAAGCCTCCACATATAGTTTAGTTGAAGTCATCCCATTTGCCTTAGCTTTCTGGTGTTCATAAAGTTCTTCCATCTTCTTATTAAACACTTTCATATTATCCAACATCTCAGCAGCAACTTCAAACTTTTCTTGAATCTGTTTATTATACTCGGTGAGTTCCATCACGGCCTTATTAAGATCTTTTTCGTTTTCTAAAAGACTGTCTGTCTTCTGACCTTTTTTTGCTAACTCTTTTACCTTAGCATTCAATTCAGAAAGTTTGTTATCAACTTCTTCTTTTAAATCACTAAAAGAGTTTCCATCCTCAAACCATTCTAAAATTTCACCATAAGCAGATAATTTTTCTTCTATATCACTCTTATTTTCTGCTTCTTTCATAAGGTTTTTAATACTTAATCTAATATTCTTTTCTTCTATAGAATATTTTTTATTAGTTGCCATAGTGCCTTCCTTTTGTTTATCTACTTTTTTTAAATTTTCAAGAGGTATTTTTATATTTTCTGCTCCAAATACTAATTCAGCTATTCCATCTTCTATTGATAAGACATAATATATCTTACCATTTGGTCTTACTACAAGATCCCCTTTCTCTAATTTATCTTCTTTTAAATTTTTACTATTTATTGATTCTCCAAGTAATTTTCTAACTTCATCTATTGATTTTCCACTTGTAGAAGCTGTTATTTTTATTGCTTGTTCATGATCTATATAAGGTTCTCTATCCATTATATTCTTGTATATTTGTATTACAGCATTATTTTCTATCTCTGTTATTTTACCTTCATTCATAACTTCTTGAACGTCCTTTATTGAAATTATTTTGTATATACTATCATTATTTGCTTTTCTTATCTCTATCTTATCTGGACCATCTATCTTTTCTATTTTCCAATTAGTATTATCATATTTAATTTCAGAACCAACGTATATTTTGTCTAAAGAAATTTGTTCATTAATTTGAACAGATTCGCCTATTTTATTTTCCGCAAAACCAAAAACACTACCACTTGGGTTAAGTACATGATCTGCATATCTCTCTAATTCAAAGGAGTTTATATCAACTGTCCTATCTCTGTTAACTTCTCCAAAAGCGGAACTTGAAAGACCTATACCTCCTCCTACGTCTATTATATCTTTAATAGTTTTCTTTCCATGATCCCCTACCAAATAAATATCAGCAAAAAGTATCTCTTGTCCGTTTATAACTTTTATATGAGGATTTTTTTCCACAAAACAAATATTTTTTACTGATCCTTCAGGTTGTTCAGAATTCTCTGATGGATGATCGGCGAGTCCTAAAGTAGTTTTATTTTCTTTAATTACCTTTAAAGCTAATTCTTTGGTATAAATACGATTATTTAAGTTTACTGTGTTTAATCTCCAAATAGGAAACTCATATGCCAAAGAAGCATTATATTCAACTCCTTCACATAGTAACTTGTTATTAGCCTCTGTTAAAGGAATTTGTTTTATATATATTGAAGAATTAACTATGCTTTGTTCTATTAATCTCTCTCTTGCCACAAGTTATCCTTTTTTAATTTTGTTTATGATCTTGATACTTTCTTGTATTGGTAACTTATCTACTAACTCTTTTGTATACTTATAAATTATCTCTTCTGCCTCATGGGGATTAACTCCCAATTTTTGTACAAAATCATGAAAAGTATCATCGTCTAAATTATCATGAATTTCTATAAATGCCTTTATTGCTTCTTCTTGATCTTTGGAAACACTTTCTTGAACTTTTTCTTTTTTTAAACCATCTTCCATATCTTTTAAGGCATCATAATAGCTAGGAAATTCTTTTATATGATCACTAGCAATTGACTTATAAACATCCTCTTCTTTAGGAAACTCCCCATTTTTTAGAACATAATCTTTTATCATCTGATATGTATCTTTATGTTCTTTTTCTATGTCTATTCCCTGAGAAAGTTGACTATCTTTATTTATATTTTCTAAAATTTTCATAATATTATTATTTCCTTTATATAGATTATTAATTTATAATTATATAGTTTAATAAACTCACAAAAGTATTAAATTAAACTCTTTTCTTTCTTTCTTCTGGCTTATATTTTAACAACTCCAATATTGCTTGTCCATCTTTATCAGAATAGTATGAGTTCATATAATGTTTGTTGCTTGATAAACCTTCTTGCAAATTTAACTTCTTTTTAGACTTAAAATAAGCTTCTTTTACAAGATCTTCTGAAATTTTCCCTAATTTTTTGTTGGTTTCTTCTGACAATTTTTCGTTCTCATCAGAAATTTTCTTTACCCAAGATTCTATATCGCTTGAATCTAAGAATGTGAACTTGGTAAATATATCCTTTATTACATCAGTAGGAAGTTTTGAGTTAATCCCTAAAGCTGTGGTTAAATTATCAATTATATCTTTTGCTAAGTTTAAGGTATCAGTTTTTACTGACAAACGATCTTTTGAATCCTCAACTACAGGAAAATGCATCAATAACTCAAATTCTGTATCTTCAGGATAATCCCCACTTAATATAAACTGGCATTTAACCATCTGTATTAACTCTCGCAATATTGCTTGTTGTACCTGTAACACTGATCTACCAAAAGGTTTATATTGTTGTAACAAAGCTTGGCCTGAAGTTCCCCAAGATCCACCTCTAGAAGGTATTAGATAATCTTTAGGGATCCTACTTCCCATTATCATATCGTCTCTTAATAACTCAATATCTGCTATATCATCTAAATTTATATTATTGATTAATAGTTCATAATCTACTAAATCTTTTGGAACCCAAATACTTCCACCAACTGCAAAATCTTCTCTTGACCCTTGATTATACGACAAATTTTGATACTCTGTTTTTGCCTCATTAATCTTATTCCATTGGTCAGCTTCTGGCATATTACTGTCAGTTTTAATAGAAAACTTTTCTTTTGGAAATTTAGCTGCTCTTGCCATAGCCATTAAATTTTTACTTGCTTTTAATTGTCTAAATGAAGAAACTGAATTAATTAACAAAGGTCTTCCGTATGGATAAAACTCTGATTTACTAGACATTAACCTAAAATGGGTAACACACCAAGGAGCTAAAAATAAATCATCCTCTACTTGATAACCAAAAAGATAAGATTTATAATATTGAGCTGCATCTGATTTGTCTTTTACATCATTTAATACATCTGATAAATGTTTTAATCTATGTTCTCTTGATAGGAATGCTGAGAATCCTCTATACTGATTCATCTGCTTTTTAACTTGAACAGCATTAAATTCTATTCTATCCTTAATAGTAGTAACATCTACCATAACAGAATCAGTTATCCCTATACCTTCTTTTACAGAGTTAATAAGAAAAGAATCTCCATACAAGGCTAAATTTCTAGCAGTTTCCCTTAAAGATTGTTGATTTATGCCTATCTTATCAAAAAAGTCATTTATATAACTAACTACTTTTTTATCTTTAGCATTAACTGTTAAAGGCTGCGATTGGGCATCAAATTGAACAGTCTCATCTGCATAAAGTTCTATAGCTGAGGATATCACAGTATCGTTGTAAAAGCAATAGTCCATGTCGGCGTAGCGTTCCATTCTGTTCTTAAAAGAATCTGCTGTATCTGCAGTATTATGAAGAAACCATGTCCAAAGTTTTTTAATATCAGAAGGCATCTCTAATGGTTTTATTTTTCCAGTTTCTTGGTCTTTTTCTCCTGGAAAAACCTGATATTGATTAGCTATTCCTTGATTCTCTTTTTTAAAAGACATCCCATAAGCAACTTGTAATCTCTTAAAAAAATTTGATTGATTATTAGCCATTTACTAAATCCTTCAACTAAATATAACTTTATATTAATATAGTTAAAGGATATTTTTATTATTTACAACATTTTCCATTTTTATGAAATTGACTATAAATATTAATTCCAACATCTTTGCCACAAAATTCACAAATAACTCTTCTAAATCCTCTTTTCTTATTTTCATTCCCTGGCTTCTTTAAACAGTTATCATTATGCCATTTTTTAAGATTTGTTTTACAGCAAAAAGTATAACACCAAGGACATTCAAATTTTTCTGGGTGTTTACCAAAATTATGATGATTTTCTCCAGTCATCCTCTCAGACTGATCTTTTTTTAATTTATCTGCTTTTTCCTTTCCTAGCCTACTTTCCAAATTAGTTCCTTTTAATTTATTTTTCCTACCTTTTCTAGTCAAAGACATTTTTTGACCTATTTGCTTTGCTTTTTCCTCTCCATATCTTTCTTTATATTTTTTACCTTTTGCTCTAATAGAAAATTTTTCTCTAGTTTCTTTACTAGGATTCCAACCTAAATTACCTTCTCCACCATCCGTAAGATTAGCAAGAGGACCTGAATTCAAGTCTGATCTTCCTATAGATTTGATTAAATATATTTCTAAGCCTATAGCACAAAAATTTAATAGCTTGTCTTGGAGTTTAATTATATATTTCTCTTTCATGTCATTTTCTGAAAAACCATTTCTTAATATTTTTCTTATTATATTTAATTTTTTATTCCTTGAAGGTTTAAATTTTTTTATAGCAATCTCTAAATGTTTAAAAATTCTGTTTCCTTGACCTTTTCCAATATAAAAAGGTTCGTAATCAAAACTAAAATCACCATAAACAAATTTCCCAGGTTTTAAAGGATTAAGATAGATATAGGTATAAAATCTTGGTCCGTCTTTCATAATTTGAACTCCTTAATATTTTATCTTTTGTAAAGTCTCTGTAAAGACTTATAAATAAAAACAGAAGTTAGACAAAAGAGGAGGTCTTTTATCAATTAGGTTACAGCCTAACTGTCCTTCTATTTTTATTTTTTTTCATTAATCTAATAAAATTGTTTCTTTTTTGAGGGTCTTGTATCATATTTAAAATCAGACTGCCCTTTTACCTGATGTAGAGCCGTCATGTGCTCAGGAATAATTGTTGCTTTATCCTTTTGTTCTCCTGTATAATCCCTTTTCATTACTTTTTTACAAACTTTACATTTTACTTTAGGAAAAGGATCAGTCATTCCTTTTTCAATTTCTTTAATTTCGCCACACTCACAAATAAATTGGTATATCATCTTATTGTCCTCTTTTTTATTTCTTATTTTCATAAATATATTGTGTATCATCAATAGTCAAACCAAATACTTTACTCTGAATATGTTTTACTGTTCCATCTGAATAATATTCATATTTATAGCTACAGCTACTACTACATATACCAAAAATAACTATTAGAATAAAAATAAATTTTTTCATAAATTATTTGTCCTCTTTCTTTTTACTTTTAAATTTTAATGCTTCTAAATCTGATTCTTTAATATCTAACTTTAAAGTTTCACAATTAACCATATTACCAAATTTAATTCCAAAAATCAACGATATAAAAAGAAATAAAACTAAACATACAATGTCTTGATTTTCTAGCTTAATAAGATCATTTAAATTTTCAGTTTTAAACCCGTAAACATAAGCTAAAGAATTAAAAGCTATACACATACTAGTTGTGTAACAAATCCATCTTACGATAAAATCCCAAACTTCTTTAAGGAATTTTTTAAAGAACTCTTTTATTTTAGATTTTTTAAAATCATGATCATGTGATTTTCCACATACAAAACAATCTCCTAAACAACCCTTTGAATCATAGCATTCACTCATTTTGTATCTCCTTTTTTATTATAATTTTCTAAAATTAACTTACTAGACAACTCATTATATGTTTTAGAATACATATACGCTAGAAACCAAAAAGCATCCTCATAATGTAAACCTTCATACTCAATTTGTTCAATAATATTTTGTATTAAAGGATTATAGTATATTTTTATTTGTATGTCTTCAAATGTATCGTCATCTGAAGGAAAGTTTTCTCTATAAAAAATTTTATCATGAACCATTTTTATTCTTTCAATTATGCAACCCATATTCATATTAATATCCTCTTAAAATATATAATTTATTACTTTTTCTTGAATATCTTTGCTTACTTTATTCTTTATACAAAATCCATTAAAATAATCTTTTAAGGTTTTATTTTCTTTTTCTTCTTGACTCAAACTATCATTACTTTCTTCTTCATTCTTTTTTAACCTAATTTCTCTCAAATACAATCCTTTAAATTTATCTTCTGCTGCTTGTCTAGAAGGAGCGTCAATAATATCAAAAATTCTTTCATAACAAAGAAGCTCTTTAGTTCTATTTAAATAATCTGATTTAGGATTCTCGTAATTTAATTCTTCATAATCTAAAAACTGTGAAACTTTTACATACTCTTTTTCTTTTGTTTCTAGATCAATAACTAAAATATAGGATTCTTTTCCTCTCTCATCGTATCTAGTTATGTATGGAGTACCAAGGTAATTTTTATTTTTTATATGAATATGTCCGCCAACTCGTTCTCCATCAGTCCATGAAAGATCAATTCCTTCATTTCCCCCAAAATTAATTGATTCATCTTGAAGATGATGAAATACAAAATTAGTTTCAATATCACCATCATTTTTTTTATAATTTTCATAAAATTCTTTTTGACTTAAATTATTTGAGTATTCTGACTTATCATAAATAAAAGGTAAAAATAAACAATTTAAATTTCCAATTAATTCTCTTTTTGGCCTATATATAATTTCTACTCCACTAATATTTTGGAGAGGAATAGTAGAATAAGAATTTTGTGTTCTATTGTAATCATGGTTACCTGTCAAAATATATTTTTTATTAAATTTCATTTTACTAAAAAAATCTATTCCTAAATCATGAACTTTTGGGTTCGGATTTGAATGTGTATAAACATCACCTAGCTGGATCAATATATTTTCTTCTTTGTTAAATTCTTGATCTAAAAACCATTTGCAAAATTCCTTCTGGCAACTAAAAAATGGTTCTTTAATATCAAAATGAAGATCCCCTAAAATTACTAATTGATTCATACCATACCTACTTTTCTTATTTTTTCTTCTAGCTTATAAATTTTGTCCCTTACAGTAACTATATCTTTCTCTGCTGATTGTTTGACATATTCAGGCATAAACATATCACCTACTACTCTATTCCTAAATTTATAAGCTCTTTGTAATTTCCAGTTCAATAAACTAACTCTAATATGTATTATAAACACTTTTATCTTATTTTTCAAATTTAATTTTATTTTTGAGTATAAATATTTTTTAGGAATTCTTAAAGAATTACATATTTCTTGTTTAAGATTGTCTAACCAAACAAATTGATCCTTGCTAATCTTAATCTTTTCAAATTTCATTTTCTACCCTCTCTTACATTTTTATTAAATCTTTCTCCAATAAAAACTGAATTTTTGTTTTACCACATATTATAGTATATAAAAACTCTTTTGTGCAAGATTCAAGTTTAACTGATTCTATTTCAAATATTTTATCTTTATTATACTCAAATTTCTCTATAAAACTTATAGTATTTTTGTAAGTCTTTTTTAACTCATCTAGATTTAATTTTATCTTATCCTTTATTTTTAACATTTTTAAATCTCCTTACTCTATTATAATAATCTCTACTTCTTTTTCTTTCTTTTTCAATATTAGCATAATAATATTTATGTCTTCTATTTAAACTATTTTGTCTGTAAATTTCGTCTGTATGATACTTTTCTTTTTGATATTTAGATTAATACTTTAAAATCTTATCTTTGTTTTTAATAAAGTATTTTTTAGCATTCTTATCATAATTTTTCTTATCTTTCTCTCTTAGATCTTTTTGATACTTATTAAAACATTTTTTACACATACCTCTGTATCCAATTTTTCCTCTTTCCTTTCTATAAGAAAGTTCATTTATGTCTTTGTCTTCCTTGCATTTTTTACAAATCATTTTTACTCTCCTGCTCTCTTTCTTTTACATATTCCTCTATAGCTATTTGAATTTTTTCAACTAATGGAAATAAATTATTTTGATATTTTCTCATAACTCTAATATGTTTAGTTTCTGTACTTAATCTAGAATCTGTATATCTTTTATCATCTCCTTGAATCATATAATAACATTCAACTATTATTGAACCTATATAACTATTATAATCAGTATAAATTAAAATCTCATGCATATTCTGTTCGTTTTTATCAATTATTAGTCTTAACTGAATACTTCCTTCATAAAAAATACTATCTATTCTATTTTGATTTATTTCTTTATTAAAATCTAGCTTATCTAAATATTGACCAATCTCATATCCAAATAATTCTAATTTTCTATGAAACATATAATTATTTATTCTCCTTAATTTCTTTTAATTTAGCTTTTAAAATTATATTATTACTAACTTCTTGTTTTTTACATTCTTGTATAGTACCAGTATAGTAAGGATAAATAGATACTTCTACACAATGATCAAAGAATTTAGAGTACATTATACCTGAATAAAGTTCATAAGTATTTGTGTTATTTTTATGTGAAATTAGATGATAATAATTGAATATATCATATTTATCTAAACTAAAATATATAAATGATGGAACTAATATAAATATAATAGTTATAATAAATGATATAAAACAATTTCTCATTTTTCTATCTCCTCACAAATTTTAAATACATTATTTTTCAAATCTTCTAAAGATCCATTATTATTAATGACAGTATCAAATTTAAAATTATCTAGTTCTGTCTCTGATCTATCTTTTAATTTTAAACTATTCTCTCTTTTTATATTTATAGTTTTGATTTTTAAATCCCAAGTTTCTTTTCTATCCCAAAAATACTTATACTCATTTAAAAATCTAAAATCAGTTATTACATTTATTTCAAAACTATTTTCTATAATTTTATTCCATATTTTTTCTACCCAAAAATCTTTATATGGTTTATAGTCCTTCAGCAATTTATAAAAAATTTCTAAAATTGAAATAGAGTCTGATAAAGAAAAATTAGTAGACTCATTTATTGGATTATAGTAATTATAACCAGAAGAATACTTATAAATTTTATCATTAGGATTAAATATACTTGTATCCATTATAAAGTGACCATTAGAGTAACTAATCTCGCCTCTTAAAATTTGACCAACTTTAATTAATAAGTTTCTTCCATTATCATCTTTATTTCCATCCCAATTAAAATACTCCTTACATATCTTCTTTAATTCATCTGCAAAAGCCCATCTTTGACACCTTTCATTAAAGTACTCTTTAATAAATTCATAAGTTTGATCTTTGCCACTTTGGGCTTTTCCATTTAGAAGAACAATTATTTTTTTATTCATAATAAAATAACTCCTAATCTAAAGTTATGGAATTTTTTGGATTCTTTAGTTTTATATTTTTAAAAAGATCGGGACCATATTTGTTTCTTAGTTTAATAGTAACAAAATCTAGAATCTTATAAAAATAATACTTAATATCTGGCATATTATATACAGCAGCAAGTTCGTCAAATGTATAACCTTCTAGTAATTTTTTAAAAAAAATATCTTTTTCCATATCAGAAAATCTACTAGAATTTAATACTTCTTGCATGGAACATTCTAACATATCTTTTTTATGAATATAATTATCAATATCCTTATAATTTTCATCAACAATATTATCTATATTAACATAAAAATAATTTTTTGATGTACGTTTACAATACTTAGTCATAAGATTTAAAAGATGAAATTTATAAAAAAAACCAAACTTCCAAGTATTTACTATTTGTTCTGGAATTTTATTTATATTAATATTATCTAAACATTTAATAATCTTGAAAAAAGCATCCTGTTCAAAATCTTCTTTTCTTCCTTGATCTTTACCCCTAAAAGATACTTTTACAGAAAACTTTCTTATTAATGGTAAATATCTTTGATATAATATCTTAGCATACTTTTGATTTTCTTCTTCTTTAAAATTTTTTACTAACTCATAATCTGTTAAAGAACATTTAATCATTTTTAATCTCCTAAAAAAATTTTATAGATCTTTTATTTTAATTTTTTTACCAAATCCCCAGACTTGATTTTTTCCATAATAATCAGATATTTTACATTCAATCTCTATGGGTATTCCTTTATGCTCTTCTCGATCTCTTTCTGCTATTTCCTTTAATTTTAAAACTATTTCCTTAATTTCTAAATTATGAACGTACATATCTATTGAATCATGTGTCATTCCAAATATTTTTGATTTTTTATTATTATCCTTTAACCATTTTTGTGTTTCTATAATAACGGAATTTGAAATTGAAACTTCATAATTTTGAACCGGAGAATTTACTGATATATTTTGTAGTTCTTTTATTATTCTCGATTTACCATCTCCTTGATATAATAGTTGTGGAGTTCGTCTTATAGCTCCAAAGGATGATTTAACATATCCGTGTTCTTCAGCAAATTTAATTGATCTATCTATCCATAATTTTAATTCAGGATATGTTTTAAAAAATTTAGATTTTATATCAATAGCAACTGTCCAGTACTTACAAAATTTTAAATCAAGGTTTCGATCTTTTGAAATATCACTTTTATGTAAAGTATAAGGTTTGTTTGTTAGATTATTTTCTATTAAATATTTCTCTATCTCCTCAAACTTCCAATTAGGAATTAAACTTTCTTCAGCAAAAGATATTGCTGTAGTATTAAAAATTAATGAAAAATTTATTCCTTTAGCTTTAAATCTCATGAGATCAAATTCAGGTTCATTCTTTCTGATTATGAATTCTTCAACAGATATTTTATTATTCAATAAAATTTTAGAGGAACTCATACTGTGAAGATCTCCTCCTAAATTCTTAAATACATTTTCCATTTCTTTATCACCAGAATAAATACATCCAATTCTTAATTGAAAACCACTGAAATCAAAGGAAACTATTTGATAATCTTTACTTGGTGGACAAAAATATCTTCTTATAATTTCAGCATAATCTCCACGAGCTACAATATTTTGAAAATTTGGATTTCTAGAATAATTTCGATGACTATCAGTTAACATAACCCCAAAATTACTATATATCTTATCATCTGGATATCTATATTGCCAATAGCCATTTCCTTCTTTTTCATTACCTACAAAAGTATTCATAAGAGTATTTAAAGAGTGCAAGTCTAACAATAAATTTGCTTCCTTATAACCATCTTTTTTCCAATAATTTAAGGTCTCATCATTAACCAGATAATTTCCTTTTTTAGCAAGACCATAATTGGGCCAATTTTTTTTCTGTAATAAATTTCCAACTTGTTCATTACTATCCCAATTAATAGAATTAATATCAATGTTAAATGAAGATGCTAATTTTATTTTTATATCATCTATTTTCTTATTAAAAATTTGTTCAGCTTCACTAACCTTGAACCAATCAATATTTACACCTGTAGTTTCAATATCAAAAAATGCATTAATAGACGGAATTATAATATCATAATAATATCTATTTAACTTCCATTTTTCTTCTTTTTTATAAAATTTTTCATCATTTGAGATATCATCTAATTGTTTTTTTTGTTTTTTATATACCTGAAATGATATTATTGGATCCATGGTAGCATAAGAACTAAGAATAGTCCTGGGTATATCTAGATAACTTTTTAATTTTGGATATTTTCTTTTATAGTTTTCTAATTCTTGTTCATAACCACCATAGTAAGTATAT